ACCGTGTTGTTATCTGGGACCACTTCGGCTCCAACAGCATCCACGAAGTGCTTGCCAAGATTCGTCACATGGCTAACCTTGGCTGCAAGTACATCGTTCTTGACCACCTTTCGATTGTTGTGTCCGATCAGTCGGGCGACGAACGCAAGGAGCTAGACGAGATCAGTACCAAGCTCAAGACCTTGTGCATGGAGCTTAACATCGCAGTCATTGCCGTTATTCATCAGAATCGTAACGATCAAATTCGTGGTTCTGCTGGTGTTGAGCAGCTTGCCAACATGGTGATTAAACTGTATCGTGACAAGGAGGACCCCGACGAATGGCGGCGTAACGTCACCAAGGTTGTCATCCAGAAGAATCGTTTCTGTGGTATTACAGGCCCCGGAGCGTATCTCTGGTACAACCCCGTCACTGGTCGCCTAGACGAGCTGGGTGACGTAGAAGCGCGTGCCTTTGAACAAGGAGGTTCGCTTGGAACAACTGAAGGCTGGTAATGTACCTGACACCGACCGACAAACACTGGATATTAGACATTGAAACAGACGATCTCAACGCTACAAAAGTTTGGTGTATCGTTGCTGAAAACGCCGTTACTGACGAAAGTTATGTATTTGGTCCTTGGGACGGCGATTCTTTCCGCTATTGGGCAAGCGATTCTAGTCGGATTTATGTTGGCCACAATCTTCTGAGTTTTGATGTTCCTACTTGCAACCGTCTTCTTGGTACTTCTATCCCCCGGGATCGTATTGTCGATACTCTTGTCCTATCTTATCTTTACAATCCAAAACTGGTGGGCGGGCACTCCCTCGAATCATGGGGACAACGACTAAAAGAGCCCAAAGCTGACTTCAACGACTTCAGCCAGTTTACAGGCGAAATGCTGAACTACTGCAAGCAAGACGTCAAGCTGACCAAAAAGCTTTTCCACAAACTGACAGAGCGGATGAAGGTGTTCAAGTTCTCAGAAAAATCCTGCGAGATTGAGCACAACATCCGCGACGTCGTCAACAAACAACAACGCAACGGATTTTACTTTAACGTACCAAATGCTCAAAAACTACGCGATGATCTACTGGCTAAGGCCGAACAACTTCGAGAATCTATTCATCAACTTTTCCCACCTGAACTGGTGGAACAAGCTGTCTACGATTATAAAGTCAAGAAAGACGGGACGCCTTACGAATCCTTCTTCCGTCATCTAAAGACTTACGACCGTGTAATCATGCACGGTGACACGTACTCAGTTCATAACTGGCAGGACTTCAACATCAATTCGCCTCCACAACGCATTGAACGCTTGATGTCCCTTGGCTGGAACCCCGAGAAGTTCACCAAGGCTGGCAATCCGCAGGTGGACGAAGAATCGCTGCTGGCTTTCTATGAGCTTAAAAAGATGCCCGAAATTAAAGCCATTGCGGACTATCTTGTCCTCACTGGCCGGGCTAGCATGATCGGCACTTGGCTAAACAACGTAGGCCCTGATAGCCGTATCCACGGCACTGTTATGACCTGTGGTGCATCAACTCGGCGGATGACCCACAGTGCTCCTAACAGTGCCAACATCCCCAAGGCTAAGGAGAAAGTGCCGTATGGCAAAGAGTGTAGACAGCTTTGGACAGTGGACGATCACGTCAACCGACGGCTTGTGGGTTACGACGCTAAGGGGTTGGAAATGCGGATGTTTGCACATTACCTCAACAACCCGGAAGCCGCTGAACTGTACATCAATGGTGACCCTCATCAAGTCAACGCTGACCTTCTCGGTATTGAGCGGGACCCCGTCAAGAACGTATTCTACGCTTTTCTGTACGGCGCTATGGACCCCAAGCTTGGGTGGACGGCTGACACGAGCCTTGTCAAGAAGGCTGATCAACGTCGCCGAGGCGCTGAAGTCCGTGAGCTGCTGATTGCAAAAACCCCCGGCCTTCAAACCCTGGTTGAACAGGTGAAAGCCGAGGGTGAGTACATCAGGTGCATCGACGGGGGTCTAGTTAGGTGCGAGGCAGAGCATGCCCGGATCAACTACAAGCTGCAGTCTGCTGGTGCCATCGTAATGAAACAAGCCAGCATTTATCTTGACGAGCGTATCAGTCATAACGGATATGATGCTCTTAAGGTCGGTGACATCCACGACGAAGGTCAGCTTGACTGTCATGTGTCTTGTGCCGATGAAGTTGGTAAGCTTGCAACCCAGTGCTTAATTGACGCTGGCGAAGAACTTAACTTCCGCGTCCCAATCGAAGGAGACTACAAAGTCGGACTAACGTGGGCTGATACCCACTAGTTACCCCCTGTTGAAGATATTATAACCCGGAATTTACAAAATGTCAAGTGAACAAAATCTAACCGTTGCAAATGGCAACCCCATTGCAGGGTTTGATCAAGGACGCCAAGGCGGAACACCCGACCTTGACGCAGACACTGAGTTGTACTACGGGCGTGGCCTGTCCCTTGTTGTTGGGGCACCGCAACGTGAAATTTACAACACGGTGTTTGGGCAGCTTGTTCTTAATGGCTGCCACCCCAAGACCGCTATGAAGGCGGCGCTGATTGGTCTGGGTATTGATTACCAACCCGACCAGTTTCTTGTTACAGAAAATGGTGCGTCAAAAGAAATTTAGTGTTGACATAAAACACCACTGTGATATTATAGAAGTGTAGACAGTTACTCACGGAGAAAAATTTACATGCCGATGCTTCAAGGCCCGATTGCGTGGGCCAAGCTTGGGAAGCCCCAACCCGGTTACACCAAGTCTCAACTCGAATGGTCTTTCGACGTTGGTATCGACAAGAATGCCCTCAAGGCTCTTGCTGACGCTGGCGTTTCCATTAAGAAGTACGTTAAGCCGAAGACCAACGAGAAGACTGGTAAGGACCATGCTACGGGTATGGACTACCTCAAGTTCTCCCGGCGAGAGATTAAGGCCGACGGTACTCAGGCACAGCCCATCCGGGTTGTTGATCGTAAAGGTAATCCGTTCGACGTCGAAAAGACCAAGATCGGAAATGGTTCGATTGTAAACGTCAAGTTTGCTGTGAACGAAACCCAAAACGGTGACATGAAGCCGTCTGTCGTTGCTGTTCAAGTCTGGGAACTTGTCGAGTACGGGGACGGTGAAGAGTTCCCGACCGACGACAACTGGTAACTTGATCGCCATCCGCTACGGCGGAAATTCCCGGCCAGAAATGGTTCGGAGATAGCTCGTACCACTTTTAGTAAGGTACGGCGTAGTGATGGGCGGGGTAGTCGTTCGGACCTCGCCTGTCACCTTTCGGGACAACGCAATGAAATTTAAAGTTAAGTTCCTGCAAGACGTAGCGTACAGGGAAACCTGCGAAGCTGTTGTTGAAGCAGAAACCCGAGACCAAGCCTTGGAGGAAATCTTCAAGCGCAACTTTACTTATTACTTGGTGGTTCAACGTACAGGTGACCCTCCTAAACTTATTGAGGAGTATTTCCTTGAGCTATCCCAAGTCGATTGACACGCTTGTCGATGATATTTACAGCCTGTTTAATGGTCATGAATGTGACCCTGATCGAGCTGCAGCTTTCGGTCAAGCGGTTGCTAACGTTGTGGTTCGACGTCTAACTGAGACCGAACGCAAGTTTTCGCTTCGTATATCGTCTATTGGCAAACCAGACCGCAAACTTTGGTACGAAGCCAACAACCAAAGCCGTGAAGAACTTCCGCCTCAAGCTAAAATGAAGTTCCTTTACGGAGACATTCTTGAATGCCTTCTTTTGTTCCTCGCTGCAGAAGCTGGCCATACTGTGGAGAACCAACAAAGTGAGGTTGAAGTCAACGGAGTCCTTGGGCACTTGGACAGCACCATTGACGGTGCCCTTGTCGACGTCAAGTCTGCATCAAGCCAGTCCTTCCGAAAGTTTAAAGAAGGGAACTTGGCTGACGACGACCCATTTGGGTACATGGAGCAACTGGCTGGATACAACGAAGGTGTTAAGGCAGATCGAGCGGGTTTTCTCGTTATCGACAAGACTTTGGGACACGTAGTGTTTAGCGAAGTTCCCGTTGACGATCTAAAAGCTCTAAAAGTCCCTGAGCGCATCGAGCATCTTAAGGAGGTTGTGGCAAGCCCTGACATCCCTGAACGGTGCTACGATCCCGTACCAGACGGTGAGTCGGGCAACATGAAGCTGAACACCAATTGTTCGTACTGTGACTTTAAGTTCGACTGTTGGTCTGACGCTAACAACGGTATCGGTCTTCGTACGTTCCTGTACAGCAAGGGTCCGGTCCACTTTACGCACATTGAAAAAGAACCCCGCGTAATGGAAATTACGTTCTAAGAAAGAAGGTAGACAATGTCTGACAATATCCGCGCTTTCAGCCGCCCCGAAGAACCCAAGATGCCACCGACGTTCAAGTATCAAGTTAAACTTGCTGACAGCAACACCGCCCTTGTGTTTGAGGGTTTTCTTACCGTGATGGGCGACTTTTACTTTATTGGTCGTGGTCTCCCTGACGGTGAAGTAACTTGGGTGTTCTCTGCTCCCAAGGATCAAGTCGTTGCAGTTTACCGCGTTGACGGTCAAGTTCTGACACACGATGCCTAACTTCAAAAGTGGCTTTGAGCGCACACTGGCTACTCAGCTAAAGCGGGCCAAAGCCAAGTTTGAATACGAACCAATCAAAATTGCGTACACGATCAAGCATACGTACAGCCCAGACTTTGTTCTAGACAACGGTATCATGATCGAAGCCAAAGGATACTTCAGGCCCGGGGACACCGCTAAAATGAAAGCGGTTAAAGAACAAAACCCGGACCTGGATATCCGGTTCGTATTCATGGATGCAGACAAGAAAATCTCAAGACAGAAAACAACTCACGGGCAATGGGCTGAGCGCCACGGGTTCCCGTTTGCATCGGGTTCGATCCCGGAAGAATGGATTAAAAATGGACGCTAAGATTAACCGCGTTTCTGACACTCAAATTTCAATTACGCTTATCGGTGAGGGACATGAGTTTGACGAAGTATTTGAACCCAACTTTGCTAGTCAACTGGCAGAAGAATTTCTAAAGGCTATTCAAATTGTCGAAGACGCACCTAATAATTCCTGATAGCCACGCTCACCCCGATTTTAATAACGAAAGGTACACTTGGCTTGGAAAACTTATTCACGATCTTAAGCCTGACGTTGTCGTCGACATTGGTGATTGGTTTGACATGCCAAGCCTTTGCTCGTACGATAAGGGCAAAAAATCGTTTGAGGGACGAACGTACCGCCGAGACATTGCTGCAGGAGTTGAAGCTCAAGACCGAATGGTACACGAGCTTAGGAGGCACAAGAAAAAGCTTCCGAGACTTGTCCGTACACTTGGGAATCACGAACATCGAATTAATCGCGCAATTGAATTTGATCGCGTTCTCGATGGAACGATTGGAATCGGAGATTTACAGAGCCGCGAGTACGGATTTGAAGAATTTCCTTTCCTTGAACCAGTCAACATCGACGGTGTCGACTACGCTCACTACTTTGTTACGGGGGTATCTGGTCGCCCAATCGGAGGAGAACATCCGGCGTATAGCCTCCTCACAAAGCGTTTTACGTCGAGCACCTGTGGTCACGTCCACACCTTCGACTACTGCATCCGATCCAACAACGTAGGGAAGCTTCATGGGTGTGTGGCCGGTGTGTACCAAGACTACTGGGCTGACTACGCTGGACCTGCAAACCACATCTGGAACCCCGGTGTTGTTGTCAAGCGTGACGTTTCCAACGGCATGTACGACATTGAACACATTTCCCTAAAGCGTATTCGTGATGCTTACCAGTAACCAACGTGAACAACTAGCAGATCGGTTTGACGTGTACGACATTGTTGAAGCTCTGGGCTTGACTGCTGCAGACATTATCAATGCCTTTGACACTCAAGTTGAAGACTGTGACGAACTTATGAGCGCTATTGATGATTAAGTCTGACGGAGGTTCTACGGCGTACTACGATCTCCCCAAGGAAGCTAAAGACATTGGCGACTTGATTGAGTACCGAAATATGTCGTTTAACGTCGGTAACATCTTCAAGGCTTGTTACCGCATTGGTCAAAAAGACGGAACAACCGAACTGTATGACCTTGAAAAGATTGTTTACTTTGCACAAAGAGAGTTGAAGCGTGCCAAAGTTACAGAACGAGAAAGACAAAAGAAGGTTCAGGATTCGAAACCGAGTACAGGAGGCTTTAAGGAACCCATCCAATGGATTCCGACCGAAGACTATATCCGGGAAGCGTATCGAAGATGAAGAAGAACGGCGCATGAGGCGCTATGGAATTGAAATTGATGAATGAATACCAAGAGTTTATCGCCCTTAGTCGGTACGCTCGATGGCTCCCGGAGGAAAACCGCCGGGAGACCTGGGCTGAAACCGTTCAAAGGTACGTAGACCATGTTCTAAAACCCTCAGGTCTTGCGGCTGAAACCATTGCTGAACTGCAGCCCATGATTGTCAACCTTGAAGTGCTGCCGTCAATGCGGGCTCTTATGACCGCTGGACCGGCACTTGACAGGTGTAACGTGGCAGGGTACAACTGTTCGTACCTTCCTGTTGATAGTCCTCGGGCTTTTGACGAAACTATGTACATCTTGATGTGTGGTACTGGTGTTGGCTTTTCTGTAGAGGAACAGTATGTCCAGCGACTTCCAATCGTTAATGAACACTTTGAACAATCTAGCAGTACAATCAGTGTCGGTGACAGCAAGGCTGGCTGGGCTCGTGGACTCCGAGAGCTTGTCGGACTTCTTTATACGGGGCAAATTCCCCGATGGGACCTCAGTGCCGTCCGACCAGCGGGAGCACGCCTTAAGACTTTTGGAGGCCGCGCATCGGGACCTGAGCCACTGGACGGGCTCTTTAGGTTTTTCGTTGATGTGTTTCGACGAGCAGCAGGACGACGACTCACCGCTCTTGAATGCCATGACCTGATGTGCAAGATCGGTGAAGTTGTGGTTGTTGGTGGTGTTCGTCGTTCTGCGATGATTAGCCTGTCTAACCTCAACGACATTGACATGGCCAAGGCTAAGTCTGGTAACTGGTGGCAAGACAACGTTCAAAGGGCTCTGGCTAACAACTCGGCTTGTTACCTTGGTGACCCCAGCGTTGGCACGTTCCTTCGTGAATGGACCAACCTGTACGAGTCTGGCTCTGGTGAACGTGGTATCTTCAACCGAGATGCCAGTCAACGCCAAGCCGCTAAGTCTGGACGTCGTAAGTCAGATGTTGACTTTGGAACCAATCCTTGTTCTGAAATCATCCTTCGCCCTTACCAGTTCTGCAACCTTACTGAAGTTGTGGTTCGTGCAACGGACAAGATTGAAGACCTTAGGCGCAAGGTTTGGGCGGCTACCATCCTCGGCACCGTTCAGTCTAAGCTCACCAACTTCAAGTACCTCAGGAAGATTTGGGCTCAGAATACAGAAGAAGAACGCCTTCTTGGTGTGTCTATGACGGGCATTCTTGACAACCTGTGGCTGACCAAGTTTGCTGATCAAGCTCTTATCGAACTTCGAGACTGGTCTGTTGAAGTTAATAAGCTTTATGCTGAACGTCTTGGTATTCCAGCGTCTACGGCAATTACCTGCGTTAAGCCGTCTGGCACGGTGTCGCAGCTTGTTGACGCAGCGTCTGGTATTCACCCACGTTGGTCCCAGTACTATCTGCGGGCTGTCCGTGGGGACAACAAGGACCCCCTGACGGAATTCATGAAGTCTGTGGGTATCCCCCATGAACCTGACGTTATGAAGCCCGATGCCACTACGGTGTTCTACTTCCCTCAGAAGGCACCTGAAGGCGCTTTGGTTCGACGAGACCTGACGGCAATTGAACACCTTGAAATCTGGAAGAAGTTCCAAGACCTGTGGTGCGAACACAAGCCGTCAATTACTGTCAACGTTCGAGAGTCCGAGTGGATGGACGTTGGGGCTTGGGTGTACAAGAACTTCAAGTCAGTGTCTGGTGTGGCGTTCCTTCCAATGGACGATCACTCGTACGTTCAAGCTCCGTACCAAGAACTAACTGAAGAACAGTACAATGAGTGGATGGCTAAGATGCCAACCGAAAAAATTGATTGGTCTCAACTTAGCCAGTTTGAAACCATCGACACAACTTCAGGCTCTCAAGAACTTGCATGTTCTGGTGGTGTCTGTGAGGTTGTGGAGATTGGTAAAGTAACGTAACAAAAAGGCCCCACTGAGTAACATCGGTGGGGCCTTTTCTTTTATCTAAACCAACCCTTCTTGGGTGCTGGCTTTGGTGGTGCAAGTGACGTTGCAACGCCCTTTACCTTTTCGTACGTTCTCATCCCCGCAACGCCAAGCATGGCAGTAACAATTGGGAAAATTTGACTAGGGTCAATGACTGGTAGTTCAACTAGTCTAAACGTAACTTTCATGATTGGTGCTAGAATCCAAGTGTACGCTAGAGCAGCGCCACAAGTCCAACCAATAAACGGACGCCAACCGGCAACAAACAGGGACGACGATGCGGCTTCTTGCTTGTTAACCTCAAGCTGGCCTTGCAGCAATTGGTACTCAAGAGTTTGCAGTTGCGACTCAATCTCAAGTCGCTTGTCAGCGTCTGGGATAGCCTCTCGGACAGTTTCTCCAACTTCTCTTATGATGTCACCAACAAAAGGAACACTAACCATTTCGTATAAGCTCCGCAGTTCGTTTAGCACGTTCAGGAGTTTGCTTAGCCCACAGAGACGTTAGCATCTGTTCAGCCGCTGCGTTGTATTTTCTGTCCTTAATTAAACTAAGGGTCTTTTTAAAGGACAGCAGGTTCTTGAGACCCATCTGGAATGCCATAGCCGTCAGAGCTGCCTTGCGGTTGCTAGACAGTTCGTTCCACCACGGCAGGGCCTTTTCAAGCCCGGCAACAAACCGATTAATGTCGTTACGCAGAAGATAGTCAATCTCGTCAGACGACAGACCGCCACCCTTACGCTTGTCAATTAGGCGACCCACACCAATAGTCCAAAATCCAAGATGGTCTTGGTACGCATGTGGGATCACACCCTCTTCCTTCTTGAGCCACTCGATAAACTCGATATCAGTCATATCTTATGATCCCTGTCTTGGCAATGTGAACGCCACGTCGAATAGTGCTGTAGTGTTTTTTAAACCTTGGAAACAACCGATCAAACAGTTCGTGTTGATCATACACCCCTTGGTTAATTAAGGCCCTCGCCGCCTTAACTACGTCCACTAGTGATTTGTTCATTGCATTAATCCGAAAGCAGCAACCGCCGTATTTCGACGCCGGTCAATGTGAATAATTTCATTTGGACGTCTATTGCTAGCACCCTCTGGCCTGACGTAGTACTCAGCAAAAATTTCAGCCGCTTCTTGTGGCGTCTTAGCTTTCATAAGTTCTTGTTTAGCCCTAGACTCACTGTTGTTTAATTCCCAGATTATAAATGCAATTTGGTCTTCAACGTTGTTTAAGTCAAAGCCATTGTTTTTTGCATTATTAAGACGGTCTTTAGACAGCCACTGAATTAGACCCTTAGCTCCAGACGTTGGGTTAACGGCTCTTGGATCAAAACTAGACTCAGCGTCAATGTTTCCAATGATACCG